GCATACGGACAACAAGGAATTGAAAAATATTGGAGAAAATCAGATAGAACAGATTTTTTCATTCCACAACTCCAACACATTGGAGAACAGGAAATTCAACAGAGCGAAATATACTGGAACCCTACAGGTACTGATATGGATGATGTGTTTGGATACACACCAAGATATGCAGAATATAAACATATAAATGATTCATGTCATGGAGATTTCAGAAATTCTCTAAAATATTGGCATCTACAAAGGACTCTTGATAATACAGCTGCATTAAATTCATCATTCGTAGAATGTACACCGGACACAAGGATATTTGCTGTTACAACATATGATACAATTTATGCACAGGTATATAACAGAGTAAAAGCAATAAGACCTATGGAATATTACGGTATTCCTAAACTATAAACAAAAAATGGAGCCCGCGAAGCGGAACCAGTGCGAGTAAAAACCGGGCGGTCATGGCGTGCCCGGTAAGCCCTCGCGCGTAAAGGAAAAAAAAATTAAAGAACTTATAATAAATAACTTAAAAATGGAACAAGATAACGAAATACAAACTCACGAATTAGTAAGGGTAAAACAGGATGTCCTCTTTGCTATCAGAAAGAGCGGCAAAATCGAATATATGTTCAAAACAAAGGATTTCAATAAAGTCGCTACAACGTTAGCGGCTAAATATGGAGAAAAAAGGTTGAGTAGAAATAAATACGGTGATATATTAATAAATAAATAAAATGGACGAAATAAAAAGGAATACAAGGTGGACAACACCAAGGGAAAACCCTGAATTTAATTCAGGTGAAGTAATAGTAAAAGAAAACGTAACAATCAAACTCAAGGAGTTAGTTGACAAATGGGTTAGCAATCCTGGCTTAATTGCCGGACTTGCAAGAACGGGCGAAGGATTCGACCCTAAAACCCTAAATATAGATGATCCGGTGTTAACACCGGGGATTGATATAACCGATATAGAAGAATTCAGTAATGAATTACTCTTAAAAACAAAAAGCCTTCAAAAAAAGGCTTATCAAAAAGCCGCCGATAAGGCGGCTGATTTGGGCAAGGAGAGGGTTCGGGAGAACCCCGCCCCGACTGACATAACAGACGAATAAAAATTAAACGGAGGAGGACGACAACCATAGACGGAGGACGACGACAACAAATGAAATGAGTCTGTCGAGGAAGTCACGGAGGGGTTCTCCCGATAATTAAAAACTAAAAGAGAAATTAATTTTGAAATGAAAAAAGAAAAAATTAGATTGCCTTTGAAAAAGGAACCGACAAATGGCAAGCGTTGCCATAAACATATATAACCCTTGTTATATATGTGTTTATTGACAAAAACTTGACAATCAAACAATTAAAACAAAAAATAAAATGGAAAAACCTAATAATCAATCAGTTAAACAAATAAAGTTCCCTTGGTGGAACGATGTAAAAAAGGAAACGATTATTCAGGAAATAGAAAATAAAAAAACATACAAATTTAAACTAAAAACCAAACCAAAATGGGGACAGCATTAATAATATTAGCAGCAGTTACAGCGGCATACGAAGTAATAAGCCGCTCAATTCCTACAAGTAAACCGATAAATATAATCGGTAAAATACTTGAGATACTAACGGTAATATCAAATTACCTTGATAATAAAAAAATAAAATAATATGCCATTAGGAGCAGCAGCTGGAACAGCAATAGCAACAGCAGCCGGAACGGCTGCACAAGTTGGCGGTGGAATTTTCACCGCTAAAAAAAATCGTGATTTTGCTAAAAAAATGAGTGATCTTCAATGGTCACGTGATCAAATGATGTGGGATATGACAAATCAATATAACTCACCCCAGGAACAAATGGCACGACTTAAAGCAGCAGGACTTAATCCAAATATGGTATATGGACAAGGAGTTGCAGGAGCAACAGGAAAAGCTACAGATACAGTAAAATATCAAAATCCCTCTACCGGATCAGATTACTATATGCCACAAATAATTGAAGCTATAAGTACAATGGCATCAGCTGTAAAAACATCTGTAGAAACTGGGAGAACAAAAGGTCTTACAGATCAAGACAGAGTTAAAACAGATATATTAAGGAGCGAAAGGGAAATAATAGTTGATACTAAAGACAGAGCAAAAAAAATAATAAAGGCAGAACTTGAAGGAAAACAGGCAGCTGCAGCATTAAAGTGGTTCGATGCAGCTATTGAATATGTGGCTATGGGTGGTAAAGGAGATTTCGATCCGGAATCATGGAAAATAGACAGATATAGAGATACTCCCAGGATGTGGGAGAGAACAGCAATGTCACAAGAACTTCAACTAAGGCCCGAATCTAAATCTTTGGATAATAGATTAAAATTAGCTGAAGTACAATTAAACGAGAGATTAAGAAATATGGGAATAAACAGTAATACCATATCTTTCTTAATAGGATTATTAAACGCACTAAAATAAAAATTATGGCTTACAGAAAAAGGAGATCATTCAAAAGAAGAGGACGCAAAAGTTATCGTAGAGGTAAAAGTCTTAAAAAATATTATGTATCACGTGGCGGCGGAATGCTTTAAAAAATGCAATGTTACAGTCCGGAATCTATACAACGTCCATATGGACAGGGTGCGAAAGACCGACTCACCGTACCATGCGGCAAATGTTTAGCATGCCTTCAGAACAAACGGTCTGCCTGGTCATACCGCCTTATGGAAGAAAGCAAACATGCAGACACGGCTTATTTCGTTACATTAACATACTCACCGGAAAGCATACCCGTAAAAAACGGAAAGTATACGCTGGATAAAGAAGAATTACAGAAATATATAAAAAAACTAAGACATGCAAACGAAGGAACAATTAAATACTACGCAATCGGCGAGTATGGCGGCATTACAAGACGACCTCACTACCATCTCATCGTGTTCAATGTCGATACTCAATCAGATTTCATCTCTTGCTGGACAACCTACAACAGCGAAACAAATACTTTTGATCTTAAAGGTAAGATTGACATTGGCAGAGTTGAGCGAGCATCTATCCACTATGTTACAGGATATCTCATTGGCCCAGGATTCAAATATGGTAAATACGAAGACACAGACGTTCAACAACCGTTCCAGTTAATAAGTAAAGGAATCGGAGAAAATTATCTATATGATAACTACACATGGCATAAAAAAGAAAAAAGATTCTATATACAGACGGAGCAAGGACATAAACAAAAAATGCCCAGGTATTACAAAGACAGAATATTTAACGTAAAAGAAAAAATGGATTTTGCAGACGAAATGCAAAAACTATCAGATGAACAACCGGAAAATCCGTTAAAACATATAAATCAGATAAGAGATACAAAGAAATTTAATAAAAACGCAAAACATAAAATATGAAAATCTTTAATCGCATCCCAGTAAATCGCCCTAAGAGCACATTACACGATCTATCACATCAAAAGGTATTATCCTTTAAACTTGGTGAACTTATACCAATACAGGTTATAGATGTGGTTCCAGGCGACAGAATTAAATCAACAACAGAACAATTAATTAGGTTCTCTCCCTTGGTATCACCTGCGATGCACCGTTTTGATGTGTTCGTTCACTCTTTCTTTGTACCAAATAGGTTACTATGGACAACAAGTGATGATGACGACGATACTCATAAAGGATGGGAAGCATTTATAACAGGAGGTGAAGATGGTACTCTTGACCCTACATTTCCGATGGCAAGTATAACAATTAATGCTCAAGTAGAAGCAGGTACATTACATGATTATTTGGGAATACCCTCTATAAGTTATTCGACAACACCCATGTCGATAAATGTTTTACCCATGAGGGCTTATAAAATGATATGGAATGAGTATTATAGAAATCAAAATGTTCAGGATGCTCTTACAGTACAAAAATCACATTCAGTCAGCAATGTACATGATTTAAAACCAAATGGTGTAGATTATCAACCGTTAAAGGTAAACTGGGAAAGGGATTATTTAACATCTGCTTTACCTTGGGTGCAGCGTGGAGCGGATGTCACATTACCAATAACAGGCTCAATAGAATTTATACCTGAATATCTTTCTCCTGCTACAGCAACTGGAGCAGATACCGGAGCTCTCGGCATAAGTGCAACTGATAAGTTGGTTGATGCGGGTTCAAATGAAATATCGTTACAAAACTTAGGAAATAAGGTATATGATATGACAGACGTTGAATTAACAATAAACGATCTTCGTCTTGCAAATTCATTACAAAGATGGCTTGAGGCTAATGCCAGAGGCGGAGCCAGGTACAAGGAACAAATACTATCTCTATTCGGAGTATTAACACAAGATGCCCGACTTGATCGACCTGAATATCTATCCGGTGGAAAAACACCAGTTCAAATATCTGAAGTATTAGCAACTGCAGAAACGGGTTCAACAACAGATGTAGGAGACATGTCAGGTCACGGAATATCAATTGGTAAATCAAATTACTTTGACAAAACTTTTACCGAACATGGGTTCGTAATGACATTAATGTTCGTAAGACCTAAAACGGGTTATTACCAGGGACTGCCAAGAATGTTTTGGAAAAATGATC